ATGCGTTTAGCAGAGCGGATGACAGAAAAGCAGCTGAAGGCTGTCACAAAGACTCGGGCCTGCGGCGGGGTTCCAGGCCTGGTTGTAAAGGTCGTAAAACTCAAAGACGGCAGCTTGGCCAAATACTTCATTCTGCGGGAATCAACCATCAATCGGATATTTACACTGGGACGCTATCCGCAGATGTCGCTCGCAGATGCCTTTAAAAAGGCCGCTGAGTGGAAAGTAAAGATCAAGCAGGGTATCGACCCGTCCGAAGAAGAAAAAACGCTCAAGGCTTCATTACGGAAGAAATCAACGTCCGGGGATGATCGTTTAACCTTCGAGCAGCTGGTCTACAGGTGGATTGAATTCAATGAAGCTCGAGGCCGCTGGAATAATCCGAGCAAACCGAAGAAAGAAGTGTGGCAGGGCTTTTTTAGAAATCACATTCCTGATTCCATCCGGATGTGTCCGGTGGAGGAATTGAAGCCAGAGATGTTTGCGGCCGCTCTGGGCGAGAAGTGGCGAACGATGATCGATACTCCGGAAAGAATTTTGTCTGACGCTCGCCAGGCGATTGACTGGGCAATCCGCTCGGAGTTCGTCCCTCCTATGCTGAATCCCGCACAGGTCAAAGATGGGAAGTTGGGAGACTTGCTGCCATTGGTGAGAGCTGAAGGCGGCCATGAACCGGCGCTCCCTCCGAAAAGAATGCCGCTTTTCTTTGCCGAGCTTATGAAACTTGTCCCGGTTAGCCAGACAGCTCGGTGCTTGGCCTTTGCGATTCTTACTGCCGCCCGGAACTCAACAGCTCGGGAGGCGACCTGGGGAGAGATCAAGGAGACAGAAGGGCAGTGGTTCCATGTCATTCCGCGAGAGCGTATGAAAGTCAAAGGGGAGAAAATTCCTTTTGACAGAAAGACACCGCTCAGTCCTCAGGCACTTGAGTTATTAAAAACAGCACCTCGTATTGGAATGAGCGACGAGGCTTTTATTTTCCCAAATATCAACAAGGGAAAGAATTCTCCGTTCACAAGAGATTCTGTCAGCGCCCTGATTAAGCGCATGCACGATAAACAGAAAAAAATAGATGGGATTGGATGGATTGATCCGGATCAAATGCATTTGAAAACCGGTAAACCGAGGATTGTCACTCTGCACGGCTGCGCCCGGGCAACTTTTAATACCTGGGCTAAAGATGCGTCCGGATATGGCCATCCGGCATTTGCAAAGGACTTGAGAGAAAGCTGTCTCGACCATCGCAATGAATCGTATCAATGCGCCTATGACCGAGAGCAGGCTTTAGGGGATATGAGAGAAGTTTTTGATGCCTGGGGAGCGTTCTGCTTCAGCCAGATCAAATAAAAAATAATGGGGCGGAATTCCGCCCCGAGTGGTTTCATTTATACCGTCGCCTCCTTTTCGCTTCCTAGCGTTTTCGACCAAGCGACAACGTCCACACGCCGCCACCTAGAGCATCTTGTAGTGAGCCTAATCGGTTCCGGGAATCTTCCTACTTTAACCAACGCCCACACTGTAGAGACTCCGATATTCAATAATTCCGCGACCTGTTTCACGTCAAGGAGGAGCACGCCGAGATCGCTGCTATCCGATTTACGTTTTCTCATTTTTTCATTCCTCCTTCAATTCTTCTAGTTTCTCGATGCAGTTTGTCCATACAAATCTTGTCGAACTCCTTTTTGTCTTCCGGAGTGATTAGCATCTGGAACTGTTCCAGCATGATGTGGACATCGGCGCATTCCTCAATAACGTGGTGCCAATGCTCCGGGGACGGTTTATCAAAGTAGGCGTCAAACGCCGCCTGCAATTCATCGACTTCTTCCGGCAATTTTTCGTATACCTGATGGTCATAGCCGTAGTGATCCATGATTGCAATCAGGCACGAGTAAAAGTCGACTGCGTTACTCAGATTCATTCTCAGCCTCCTCGTCTTCTTCGTCTTCGTATATATCGTCAGCAAGAGTACTGACTTCTTCCATGTAATCCCAAAGGTGCTCGAGAATATCGCCTTCGGAAAGAGCCTCATCTTTTGATAACGCTCCTGTTTTTCTAAGGGTTTTAATGTCTTCTTCCCATTTTTTACCGATTACGAACAATTGATCCCAATAACCTTCCAGGCGTTGCTTGTGATTTACTTGCTCTGTCATATTTATTCGTCCTTTGACTTTTGAATTAAGTAGACCAGTCGATCAATCATCGGAGTTGGGTTGATCAGTTTTACCTTGGATAATTTCTCTGCTGTATCTGGATTAACACTCCACAGCATTTGAATTAAGAGTATTAGTTTGTTGAGACGCCGCATTGCATTCAGGAGCAATTCAGCTTCTTCGATCGTGAGTTGGATTTTCTTCATGTTTCCTCGTCTCGTTAGGCACAGCCGCCACAGCAGCCGTGAGGTACATTCTCGTTAATCATTTTGAGGAGCTCGGTTTTGTGCTCCAGTAGCTCTGGATTCTTTTTTAATAGAGGTCCCGAGACATCCGTCCAAAGAGCTTCTTCAACATGCTCATCCCAGCGATCATCAAACCAAACATCTCCGCCAGAGACTATGTCTACATAGCCTGCATATTGTTTGCCGTCTGCCCTAAATGTCAGCTTTCCCGCACACAGGTTTGGAAAGCAGCCGCTGTAATCAATGAATTCAAACTTCATACATCTCCAAAAAGAAGGACAAGAAGGACCTTCCGTACGGGCAATCCGTGTACGGTCTGAGGGCGAGCTTGAGTTCTTTTTTTGCGATCCTGAATGTCTTCCAGTTCTGAGAAACTTCATCGCCTAAAAGGAATTGAATTTGCGGATCCGTTTTTTTTACCTCTGGGGTGACTATCCAAAGATTTCTTTTGTTTTTAGACAAGAACCCGACTGTATTGCCGTTGATCTTTATCTCGCACTGGTTACGGCCTATCCGCGAGAACGTAATTCTGTCTTGATCAAACTCTCTCATACGGCCTCTAGCGAATCACAATACTTTGATTTTCTTTGATGCAAGCGCCTTGAACGAAAACGCCTTCTTCCAGGTCGTTTTTGAGCTTTGTTGTGTCAAGTTCGATAGAGCGTTTTTCTCTGAAATACTCTTGAGGGATGGTGTCTTCGTTATCAATCTCGAGAGCTGTGGTTTTCTTAATCCACATTGAGACTTTGGCCGTCTTAACTTTTTGATCTGGCATGCTTTGAAGGGCTTCAAGCATTAGCTTTCTGATTGCCTCTTGTTTATTTTTATTGCTCTTGATAAGGTCTGCAAATCGTTTTTGTTCTGCTTTTAACGCGTCTGCTTCGTGCTCCAGTTCGCACAGATAGAAGGCGGTGTTTTCGAGTTTGTCCTTGGCATCGTTTTCAACTTCTTGATACTCTTCCAGACCAGCAACGGTCGTAGTCTCGTCGTTGTAATAAACGTCATCCAGCGCCTTTCTCAGCGCGTTTGGGATTTCATAAAGTTTCATATAAAAGAAAAGGCGCAGTTTTTAGCCGCGCCTTCTAACGTAAAAGAATGTTTAGAACGGAATGTCTTCAGGATTGCCCGTGTAAGGCTCCTCGGCTGGAGCGGAATGTTTGGTCTGGCCAGGTCTATCGGACTTCTTGTCAAGCAACTGGAGGTTGTCTGCCACAATTTCCGTTAAGTATTGTGTTTTTCCTTCCTTGTTCTCCCACTTGCGTGTGCGCAGGTGGCCTTCAATGAACACTTTGGATCCCTTGTTCAGGTAGGTTTGAGCAACCTCAGCAGTGCGACCGATACATGTAATACGGTGCCAATCTGTTTCCTCCTTTCGCTCCCCGTCCTCACCTTTACGGAATGTCGAGGTGGCAACAGAGAACGAAGTAATCTGAAGGTTTGTGTTGGTAAAGCGGGTTTCTGGATCACGTCCGAGCGCACCCAGAATGAAAACCTTGTTGACGCTAGGCATTAGTGGCCTCCTGTTTCAGTTGTTCGTGAATTTTTGTTTTGACTAAATACTGCTTTTCATCCGCGTGCAGTTTGCTGTAGAAAGCCTTGTAAGCCTCCAGGCCGTCTAGACAAACTCTCTTTGCTTCCTCAACCAGGTTGAAATACTTTTCATCTTCGGAAACTTGGGCCGGTTGTGGAGCTGGCTGCCTCGGCTGAGGTGCTGCTTTCTTTGCAGGTGTACGGGTCTTGCCTTTTGAGTAAGCATCCTCGGACGCCTGGCGGCCGTCATCGTCTTCTTCACCGTAGCTCAGGCCGAGAAAAGAAACGAAGGAGTATCGGCGGGCATACGTGACTGCGCTCCCGAACGCCTGCACTCCCTTTTGCTGGAGGCCAGCAGTGGTCACGAAGAACACGCCAGAGGAGAGTGTTTCTCCTTCCTCAGAGACAAGAACTGTCTCGATTCCAACGCGGTCCTCTTCAGTCGTCGTCTTCTGGACGACGGCCAGGCCGTGCTTGTTGAGAATGGGCAGGATCGTATCCAGGCAGGAGGAGATGTTTGCGTAGCTGTAACCGCGGCCGCTGCCAAACGCTTTGGCTTCCTGATCCTGGACAATACGTGGAAATTCCTTTTGCGCCTCAATCAGGCGCATGCAGATGTTTTTATTAACTGTAGTCATGTGCTATCCTTGCTGAGGGTTGTTGCCGCAACCCTCAGTAAATAAATTTTGGATTTCCAAAAGGATCTTTAGAAAGGAACTTCATCCAGCTCAAATGGAATGAAGTTCTTTTTTTGTTCCCAAGCCTCGTGCTGGCGCTCGAAGTCGTTCAGCTCCTCGTCTGTCCATTCAGGATCCGCTGGCTCGTTATCGAGCATTTCACGCGCCTGTCCCCAGGTGATCCCGCACCCGTAGTACTCGGCCTCGTCGGGATAGTCTGGAGGCTCACGAAACTGAAAGCGGCCAGCCTCGGCCTCTCCCATCATCCAATTCATAATCTTTGACATTTAAATCTCCTTTAATCAAACAAAGCTGAGAACGGTGTTTGCGGAAGTTTCGGTTTCCTTTTGTTCTTCCGCCTTATGTAGATCTCATGGTTTCTTTCTCGGCAGCGCTCTTTGTTGCGCTGGTAGTAGCCCTGCATGTAGGCTTTAATCTTCTCTGGTGTGCCGCGCATATCAGTGCCAATCGTTTTCTTTGAGGTACTCGTCGAAGATCGGTTCAATCTCAGGGTGTCTTTCATCCTCTCCCGCCTCTGCCAGCTCGTTGATGTGTTTGTCGCAATACCGCGGTATGTATTCTTCAAAAAATCTTTCAAGGAGCCGTTCGTATTCAGCTTGGCGCTTTTCTTCTTGCCAGGACGGCTGCCAGAGATCTCCTGGCCCTGGACATGTTCTCGGAGTTACATGCATAGCAGCCACCTCTGAAACGCAGTAGCACTAAAAATGAAATCCAGGATCAAGAAAGCCAGTGAAAAACCAACCACAGCGCATAGAAAGCATGTAACGGTGTTTTCAAGCAGATCATCAAATTTTTTATTCATGGCAACCTCCAAAAGAAAACCCCGCCAGCTCAAGGAGGAAAACTGGCGGGGCAGAGGAGAGAAAAGACTTAAATCTCGAATTCAGGAAGTTTCTTGATATCCGGATACATTTGCTCGTCAATTGCTTTAAGCCCGAGCTCTGTAATGAAATCCTGAGAGAACTCTTTGAACAATGCCTTGACCTCTTTCTGAGCCTCAGCAGTCTGTACAACGCAGCTAAGATCAAGGGTCACATTCGACTTGCCAGTGAGCATAGCTGCTACAACAGCTTTATCTGCGTAATCCAACGCATCGGTGAGACAGATTGCAGAGCCGCGCTCCGTCAAAATGTCATCGATAACATTTGTAAAAAGCTGATTTTTTTCATTCACAGATAAAATCATTTTTCTCTCCTATAAAAATATGTAAAAAAGACCACATTCAAAAGCTCCCCTAAGCGCTGAACTGGAACTAACAGTTATTGGTAAAAGCCTGGGGGGCTCATGAAGATGGTCTTGATGGTGCTCGTCTTTCCGAGCCGCCACCTCCGCGGGATAATTAATTTGTCAACACTCAATTAACCAATGGAGGAAAAGATGTACGAAAATCTTAGTGATCCGAATCTGGTTTCGAAACTTCTCAGGAAAATAGACGATCTTGAGAGAAGAATTGAATTTTTAGAGAAAAGCCAAATCAAACCTCAAAATCTTGTGTCTTTCACTACGGTTGCAGTGAGCGGCAAGTTAGGCCTTCAACCCTTAAACATGGAACTTGCATGGGGCGGCGGACCGTCTACTCAAGTTTCAGCGTTAAGCAGTGCCGTTTACCGTCAAAATCTAAGCATTCTCAATTCTTTAGCCATTCGTCATAGCATCGTTCCAAGTCAACGGATTCCATAACAGTAGGGCAATGAAGATGTAGATAGTCCTTGAAGGATTTAACAGCAGCTTTCTCACTTTTGTCGAAACCTCGCCAAAGCCAAGAGAGAGCTGCTAAATCTCGATCCTCAATAAAGACATTCTCAGCATAGGCAACTCCCAGCTCTGGAACTCTAATGACGATTTTGATACACGGCTTATCGAATGTAGTTGTATCAATCTTTACCATTGAGTCTCCGGGAAGGGGCTCCGTTTTCAAAAAACCTCCAGGCAGTTGCTGCCGTGTGGTTTGAGCCGATTTAGAAGTAATTTGCTCAATAAGTTTGCCGGCTTCGACAGCCTGCGAGGACAGCTCCTGAATTCTTTTGGCTCTATCCACTGGCTTCATATTATCGTTTCTCTCAGTAAAACCAATTGAGGTCAGGTTGCACTTTATCAGCGTTTCTAACAATCCTTGCATTGCCTCTTTGCTCATCCAAATCGAGAGGCTCCCGCAGCAAAGCGCGCACGGTACATCTTGTTCTTTAATGCTCATTGCTTTCTCCTATTCTGGTTCACTATCTGAACTTATCCGAGGCCAGTTTCATAAGACGTTCTGACTCTTCAGCGAAAAAACTATTTATTTCGTCAAGCTTCTTTTGTAGAGACTCGTCCGCAAGCTGGCAATTTTTGAGCTCATACTCAAAATCGTTAATCAGTTCGGCAATCTGTTCAGCTTTCCCGGAACATTTCAGAGCGTCCTCAACGTCTAAGTAATCCCGTTTTTCAATTACAAGTCTTTCCATTTTCATCTCCTTTGATGGTCAATTCATTCAGAAACCCCTTCCGCTGCCGTTCAGTGAACAGACACAAGAAAATTGACAAGGAAGGGGCTTTTGAATGGATAATTAATCGACTGGAGGAAATCACATGTCGAAAACAATCACGATTGCTCAGTGGCAGAAGTATCTAAACAAGAAAACAGGCGGCTTTAAATGTCCAATCTGTCATCGTACTGACTGGCAGACACAGCAGAACTCGGACGGGACGGTTGCGGAAACCAAGATCCTCGATCAGTCTTTTGAGAACTACCTTTACAATCAAATCGGAGAGGCCATTGTTGAAAATGGTGGAACTCACGAGGAAATTGCTGCAATCGATCCGCAGCACGGTCAAAGATCCGAGAGTCCAAGCCTTCTGAAAAGCGTCAATATCCTCCGTTGCGGTCACTGCGGCTGGGTAGCTTTATTTGATCGCGAATTCGTTGAGGAAGAAATCGATGGGTAAGCCTGATCAAAAGACTAAGAAATGGATTAACCTTACGATCAAGGCCTCTATGAGAGATTACGTCACTTGGGCTCAATTCGGAATAGTTCTTGGAATTGTCTCTGGTGTAATCAGCTTTCTTTTCGGTTTGATCCTTAAGCTCCATGGCGTGATCTAATTGCTTCTGGGCTTTTTTGTCGAAGAAATAGCTGACGTATCCGCAATCCGGACATTCGGCTTTGATCGCCGGTATCCCCAGATGGATCACTTTTTCCTGCTTCTCTAAGAGGAGGCCGCAGATAGGACACTTGGCCGTCTCTTTATAGGTCATTATTTTTCCCATTTTCGTCTCCTTCAAAAAACAAAAGGACACTCCGATTAAAGCCACTCAAGAGATCTACAACTACTGACCGACCGTTCGGAATGTCCTTATGTTTGCGCTCTACAGTTTCTCTTGCGAGAGCGCTTAGCTCACCCGGCTTACGATGCCGAGTCGCCTGAGTTGTTGTTCTTGGTTTTCATTTCCTCGTTTGGTTGGTTTCTCAGGACCTCAACGCAGTTTGCTGTTCTTGATACTGCGTGCATCTCAAATGCGCTATTTGTCAGAGGTCTCTAGCTGAAAAATGCTGACTGGCTTCCCTTTTACCTAAGTCATTCATTTCACTGACTGCTGTTGTCCGATTGTGTGTCTTCGCGTGAACAGCACCGCCCGCACTTGGCCGTTTCGAATTTTTTCGCTCACAGACTCTGCTTCTGTCCGCTGCGTCCGGGTTTAGTACTCCATGGCCCGGATTCTGAAATTGTTTACCTTAGAGAAACATTAGGTATCTCCTTAAAATCATTAAGGAGAAGTATAAGGTAAAAATTAGGCAAAAACAAGGGAAAAATTAGGAATACCTAAATTATTTCCTAAAATTTTTCTTTGTTCTTATTGATCTGAATGTCTGTGTTTGCGTTTTTAGGCAACAAAAAAGCCATCTTTCGCGGCCATAAAAAACCGCCCGAAGGCGGTGCAGCTGAATTAAAGGAAAGAAGATCTTTCAATGAGACTAGGAGCTTGGGAAAAAGTATAGGCGCTCATTATTGTTGTTAATTTTTTCAAAAATCCATTTATATGCTTGTCTTTTTTATCAACGAATCTGTCGTCAATTAAAGCAGTTGGATAAAAGTTTTTCTCCCTTTCATCGGAAAGCGCTGCTCTGATATCGACTACTTTAGCTATGCAAGAGTTGATACTGTTTCCGGATGGCGGTAAGGCATCGACTAGTAAATCGTTGATCTTAAAATCGAAAGAATATTTATTGGTCGAGTATCCGGTGAAACTAACCTTTGGCTTACAAATTAACGCGGTAGTTAGCTCAGACAACATGTTTTTGGCAATTTCATATAGGTTTTCTTTAACCTGGAAAAGCTCTGGGTCGGTAGCTAAAAATAAATCTGTTTGATTTAACGCTTTAATGAACTTTCCGACGGTTTCAATCAAATTATCTTCAGTGCAGGTAGCATTCAACTCGCCGAACTTATCTAGGTTTAGTTCATTTATGTGAGCTACAAGTGCAAGCTTCTCTTTGAAGAGTTTAGATTTCGCACCTAAGCCAGTGGCGGTCCACAATGTGTTTCCATCATCGAAGAGGTGATAGTTTTTGCCCGTTTTTCTTAGATAGATTTCAAAGTTGTCGTTATCGAGAGTTTTGATAGGCAAAGAGAGTTGCCAAATGGAAGATTTCTCTTGCATTAGTACTAACTGAAAGCTTTCTCCTAGAATATCAGGCAATCTTTCGTTCATCATGGCAATAACTCGAATTTTCCGGGATCAAGAATCTCCTGATCCCCACAAATTGTTAAATTACATCTTTCGCAAAATAGATCCAAGCACTCGCTAAAGTTAAGTACTTTGTCAAGGTTTAATCTTAGCGTTCCAATGTGCTCATGTGGCAATTGGTGGGCAGAAGAAATCTTCCCAGATCTGACCTCGATTTGGTAGACGCGCTGCCGCATTCGTTGTCTCTTTTTACCTGTTTCTTGAAAGAGGGTTGCTCGTATCCTTTCGCCAGGAATGTCGCGAGGGTATTTGTAATCAAAAACAACCTTCAGTCCAGATAACGGAGGACCCTTAGTAACAACGGCAGGGAAAGCAATTGAAATAACATTCTCCGAGCCGTCATTTGCTATCCAGTCAGTTGGTTCTCCCTCCTTTGGCAGTAGCATTATTTCTCTTGCATCGTTTTCTGGAACATCGTACTGAGACATTTTGCCTCCTAAATTCTTTTATAAATGTCCTTGCGTTGATATGTGTCGCACAAAGCCCCGAACCTTCGGCTGTCCTTCTCTTTGGGCTGAGTTAATGACCTCTTCGTTGCAACAGCCTCTCCTTTTCTGAAGCAGGCATCCGAGAAAGCCTCCATGCGAGAGCTGAAATTTCTTTTTCCTTTTGGCATTCGGTCTGATAAATTTTTGTTAATTTCTCATTGACCTCCAATTTAGATTTAAGAAAGTCTGAGGAAAAATTCATAACCGATATGTATTCAAATTGTCTGCCTAAGTGCCACGACATGTTGTATCCCTTTTCCATGAAGTCGCCCCATTTCGCTTGTTGCCAAACTGCTGAAAATGCTATGCCAATGACTTCATCCCAATAATCGTCAAAAGGGTCTTCGACAAGCCTTTTGAAGAAGAAAAAGCTTCTTTTGTATTTTTTCTTAAACAGGTCTTTACATAATAGAGTCGCAGTTTGATTCAAGGTCTCTGCTGACATGCCCGCCTTAGAGTTAGATAAGTAAAAGAAAAATATGGGGACGTATATCCCTATGGGTTTCCATTTATCCTCTGCTGAAGGCGGTATCACATAGAATTTATTTAAAGAATAAAGGTTTTCGGGAGCACTGATGCCTCGTTCACAGAAAAGCATTTTTCTTCTCCTAAATCCTTATCAAACTGATCCAGATCTTTCAATGACTTCTCCGATAACTTGAACTTGCTCAGTGTCTGCTGGGCTAATAGTTTCGTCCGGGAAATTTGGATTTTCTGAATGCACCATAATCGAGCCGTCGATTTTTCTATAAAGCCGCTTTACTCTTAAAGCATCTCCAAAGACAAAAGCATAGATTCGACCATCGATGATCTCAGTTTTAGAGCAGTCAACTAAGACCACATCATGGTCAAGCAAAAGAGGTTCCATGGAATCCCCCTTCACTTTGAAACGCTTGCAGTCTTCGGGATTGATGTTCTTTCTCTGGAACCACGAACGACGATAAGCAGCTTTGTACTCAGAAGCCAACTCTTCCAAAGTGGAGTTTTGCTCGAAGCCTGCTGCAAATCGAATTTTGTATTCAGGAATTTCTACCCAATCATCGTCATCACACACATCCTCTGTCACCAGTACGTTTGGGGATTTCATGGGGCCGTTCCCAGTCGCAAGCCATGTCGATGAGACGCCAAGAACCTTGGCAACTTTGGGTAGGTAAATGGACTTGATGCTTTTTGACTTACCGGAAAACCAATCTGATACAGATGCCGGGGAGATAAAACATAACCTAGCGATGTCACTTTTCTTTAATCCGGAATCACTCAACGCCAAGGTTAAACGCTCTGCCAATGTTGTTTTTTCGTTCATTTGAGTAACCCTTTCTTTATTAGGTTTTCCTAATACATTTTAAAGAAAAATAATTAGGCGCATTGATTAAGTAATTCGGAAAACCTTATAATTTAATAAGGCAAAAATCAGGAAGAATTTAGCTATGCGCAAAAAAACCGATACTCAGACAGCCCGCCTAATCGTTGATTCTTTAGGCGGAACTACAGCTGTTGCAAACATCTGTGAAGTTAAACCGGCCAGCGTTTCCGGATGGCTTAAGTCTGGAATGCCAGAAGGTCGCCTTTTGTTCTTGCAGAAAAAATTCAAACGCATTCCGGTGATTAAACACGCTGTCGCCAACTAACTGGGAGTCGCTATGGCTCGCTATAGAAAAATAGACGTCCGAATGTGGAATGACAGGAAGTTCAGGGAGCTTTCGGATAACGGCAAACTTGCCTTTATTTTGCTCCTGACTCATCCAGATACCACGCAGATAGGAACTATCCGGACACGAGTTTCAAACCTTGCTGACGAATTGGGTTGGCAACGAGATGCCATGTCGCATGCCATCCAAGAAGTCACTTTAAACGGCATGATTGATGCTGATGAGAAGGCAGGGCTAATGGTCATAAATAACTTCCTAAAGTACAACGCGCCTTCTTCTCCTAATGCATTCAAGTCATGGTGCGAATTGATTGATCTGATGCCCGAATGCGACCTCTTGGATAAGCATGTTGCACGCCTGAAAACCTTTGTCGATGGCCTTTCTGTAGGAATGAGAAATGCCATCCCTAATGACTTAATTGATGCCATCAAGGATGCTATGTCCCGTACCAATGGGCAACCATGTCGCACCCAGGAACAGGATCAGGAGCAGGAACAGGATAAGGATAAGGAAATACACACCCACGAACACCATCCAAAAGCCTTCGAAACTTTCGCGGGGCGTGTGTGTGAAAAAGAGACTCCTTTAAAAACCGCTCCTGTTGAACAAGAGCTCCCACTGCAGAGGACAACTGTTTCTAAAACGGAAACAGTTGAGAAGAAGTCAACGGTCAAACGACAGAAGAAGGAAAAGATCCCGTGTCCCTTTAAGGACGGAGATCAGATTCCGGAGGACTACCTTACGACAGCTAAGCGGTATGGAGTTCAAGACCCGCAATCGCTATTTGATTCCTTGATCGCTTACTGCAAAGCCAAAAATGTCGAGTACGCAGACTACAAGGCGGCATTCACTACGTTCTGCATCAATGACAAAGCAAAGCGAGAGAAGAAGAGTCAGAACCAATTTAATGCTTCTTCCTTCGAGTACGAACCGCCTGGCGGTTTTACAGACGACTACTACAGAGATCAATGCGAATTTGATGAACACGGAAATTTAAAACTATGAACAGCACTGAAATCAAAATTCCTAAGGCCGTTAGTTCCATTTTCGGAAAGCTGGAAATAAGGCAAGTGAAAATGAATTGCATCCTTCACGGGGAATATCTGGCGAATCAAGTCTTCTTAGGCGGGAAACTCAAGGAAATAAGTGGATGTCCCAAATGTCATGAAGAACATTTAGCTCAAAGGGCTATTGATGAAGAGAAACGCAGAAAAGAAGAAACCGAGAAAAACCGCCAGGCGAGAATTAAAGAAACCCGTATGCCCCTCGAATATCAAACCAAGGACTTCTCAACATTCATTACCGAAACTGAAAGCCAGCGCAACGCATTAGCTATGGCTAAGAGGTTCGTTAATGGCTGGGAAAAGGCCAAGGCTGGAGGATACGGTTTGTTATTCCTCGGCGGTTGTGGCACAGGTAAAACACACCTGGCTTGCGCAATCATGCTGGAGCTCCTGGACAAGTACGCATGCTTTTATCCCAGGTACTACAAAGTCACCGAGATTTTCTCAGCCGTCCGCAGCACATATCAGCCAGGAGCAACAACGAACGACGAGGAAACAATTAAATTTTTCTCGTCTATCCAGCTCCTCGTAATCGATGAAGTCGGCGTCCAGAAAGGCTCCGAATCGGAAAAGAGAATCCTCTTCTCAATCCTGGACAACCGAGTTACTTCAAAGAAACCAACAATCCTAATGACCAACCTCGGCATAAAGGATTGTGGCTTGGTGCTCGGAGATCGTCTTTATGACCGTATCAGGTCTAAGTGTGTACCGGTCCTCTTCAAGGGCGGGTCTTTTAGAACGCCCGCAACGCCTGATGTGTTTGATTGAGGTGCGTCATGTCTGATTCAGCTTGGACACTGCTAATGATCCTGCTGGCGCCGGTCGTGTTTATCAACCTGATTCTCTTCGGGTTACTCGTGAGAGCTGCTTTTCAACTCGACCAGGAGGCAAAACATGAGGTTTGACTTCGCTTACTTTGCCAAGGCTCTTTGCATGATTGGCGGGATTCTCTACTTCCAAGACATCTTTTGGTTTGCCTGGCAAGGCTCAAACATTGATTACAACTTGCCGTTTTTAATCGGTGTAGAGATCGGAGCGGCAATCTGCTCAATCAGGAGGCGAACATGAGCGGGTGCTGCTTCTACTGCGAACACGCGGCCAATTACTGGGTTGACCGTGAAGGAAATAAACGCAAGCCGCCGGACACGAGCTTTGCTGACATGAACCTCTTTTGCCAGCACCCGCAGAAATGCGGTTGTTACCGCATCAGCTACACCAACTGCACGCATTTCAAGCGGATTGAGGATGAAAGACGCATCCAGCGCAGAAGGGATTTCTTTGCTCAGTTCGAAGGATTCAGGCTGCAGGCTGTGCTGATTGGGCAGCGACCGTAAAGGAGCGAACTATGACCTTATTCTTTTCCAAGTTTTCTGAGAACTTCTTCGCTCTCCCTTATCGGAGCAATCCATGTGTTGACCAAGGAGTTGATCATTCTGGACATTGCCTCAGCAATCTCAAAGGAGTCTTCTCCGGAAAGATCGATTTCTCCGGAATGCGCGTGTTCGTTTCCGGCAATCCTACAAGCTTTGCAAATCCGCTGGAAGGCCGGAGATATTCCGATTGTCTCAATTTTCTTGTAAAGCTTGTCGGACTTTTTGAAGCCCTCCACGTGTTCGTTCTCACCGTACCAATCCACAATTCTTTCAAGACAGACCCGCAGAAGGGCACATGCTGCACGCGGGGAAAGAGCGATGATGGCTTGAGCTTCGTTAAAAACTTCTTTGGCATCTTCGGGCATATCTTCCGCAGGGATTATTCCGTTGCGAACGGGGTATTGAATCTCTCCGTTTTCCCAGAAAACCAAGTTTCCACAACTGCAGCACTCAGTAACGAAAACTCTTTTGGGATGAAAGAAGTGAAACAAGCCATTGTTTCCTCTGTATTCCAATCCATCACTCTGACTCTCATAAAAATTATTCAGAGGCGCTGTTTCCCTTCGTTCAGGGTAAGAGCTAACAACCAGTTTAAGAACAAACATCGTCAAAGTTCCGCAGTGCGGGCATTTATAGGACTCAGGCATGACTAATTTTTCCTTGGAGCAAAAGAACAAATGAAACACATTGACATTGTAAAAAATAGAACTGCGTGCATAAACACTGTCTTCAATTCGATTGAAGAGGCTAAAAATACCCTTAAGAAACTAGAAGAGATGGCTGCACAGAGGGCTGACGGCCGAGTTCTCGACATTCATGAAGTTGGTGTAACAAGCCACAAACTCAGAGGATGCGTGGATCGCATTCTTGTCGGACTAGTGGAATCTCAGACGGCTTCCGAAAGCCAAATGCGGGAATAGATGATGGATGACATTGAAGAACCATCAGGCGGATCTGTTCGGAGATTCCATTCCCTATTGCCCAAGGAAGCCCAAAGGATTCTCCGAGACAGCGTCGAGCCTCGAAAGAGAGAAGGCAAGGTATGACGAGAGCTGCAAGTATAGGAAGCGATTGCTTGAGTTAAGAGCGAATATCCGGAGTTTTTCCGATCTAAGCGTTAAGCCGTCAACGGTTTCTCTCTCAGATAAATCTTCCCGGGTAGGAGAGTCCAGTCCGCATGCCAAGTACACGGACGTTGAACTGATTCACTGCTTCGACCTCAGGCTTGCAGGACTTTCCCTGCGGGAGATTTCACGAAAGATAGATATACCTGTCCGGACACTCAGAGACATCTTCTCCGGGAATCGTCGCGCTGTCATGCCAACCCAATTCAAATAACAACCAAACCCAGGAGGGAACAACAATCATGTCCATGATGAGATTTAAAAGCACGGATGATCCTGCATACAAGGAACTTCTGGCCAAAACAAAAACTAAAGCAGGCCCCATTGTCTTGAAGAAGATCAGCGGTTTTGTCGGAGGCAAAAAGAACGGGTTTGCCAAGGGCCGAATGAAAGCCGGGCAGATGAACGAGACGGAGAAAGCTTATGCGGCTTATCTGGAATCCGAGCGTATCGCCGGCAGGATCAAGGCTTACTGGTTCGAGTCCATAAAGCTCAAAATCGCCGAGGATACTTGTTGGTATAACCCCGATTTTCTTGTGCTTACGGCTGAAGATCAGCTTGAACTGCATGAGGTTAAGGGATCGCCCAAGTTCTTCGCAGACGACGCGAAAGTGAAGACGAAGGTCTGCGCGACTGAGTACCCTTTTCGCATGCTCGTTGTTTATCCGGAGCGTGGTAAGGGGTGGACTTATCAGGAGTTTTGAGCGATGCCCCAAAGAAATGAAATTCAGACCAACACGAAGGCTACCTTAGGGACAGCATCACTGCTGCCGAGAAGGGCTGCGGAGTATCTGCAGCAGGCGGCCGAAGATGCAAAGGCCCTGCCGCCTGAGTCAATGCGGCGCCGGCAAGTTATCGATAAAGCAATCATTCTGGTGAAGCGTGAGTTCCCCGAATTCTTTTTCCGTTAAACGCATGATTGCCGTGTCTCGGTTAGGCGTCCCGATCGGTGAGGATTCGCCTCATGCGAAATACACCGACAGGGAAGTTGATCTTGTCCTGCAGTTGCGCGGCGAGGCATTCAGTTATCGGCAAATTGCCCGGATGATGGAAATGCCTCGGAGCACTGTCTTTGCCATTTGCACGGGATTGATCCGGGGAAAGATTCCTCACGCATATCGGAGACAGAAGTGAAAAAAGACAGAAAGAAAAAACTCTCCAGCATGCAGCTTAAGTTCATCAACGAATATATGAAGGGTAAAACTGCAACTGATGCGGCAAAAATCGCTGGATATTCGGCAAAAACAGCGGCGATTCAAGGATCTCAACTCCTTAAAAATCCTTTAGTCATTTCAGAGCTTGATAGGAGGCGAAAAATCATGGAAGAAAAGACCGGATACACAGTGCAGAAGTGGCGGGAAGAGCTCCTGGAGATCCGAGAAACTTTGTCCGAGAAAATCCCCGTTTATCAGAACGAAGACGGCGAAGTGATCATGGGCCTCAAGGATGCACCGTCTCTGCTTAAGGCTTATGACATGCTCGGCAAACACTTAGGCGCCTACTCGAAAGACAACGAGAGCAAGTTAGAAGGCAAGATCGAGTTTGTTTGGGATGACGGCAAGAAGCAGACGGAGACGGAAGAATGAAAGTCGTGATTCCCTATCGTCCCCGCTTTCCCCAGGACGAGATTCACAAACAGCTCGAGACGCATCGATTCTGTGTTCTTGTTGCTCACCGACGCCTAGGGAAGACCGTGCTGTCGGTGAATCACCTCATCAAGCGGGCTATTACAGACCGCAAAGAGCGTGGCATGTATGCCTACCTTGCTCCATTCCGTAACCAGGCCGAGCAGATCGCTTGGGGATACCTGAAGCATTACACATCGCAAATCCCTGCAATCTCGATCAACGAACAAAAGCTTTCGATTCTTTTGCCTAACGGTGCAACGATCCGGATCTTCGGTGCTGATAATCCCGACGCTTTAAGAGGCATGTACTTTGACGGCGTAGTGATCGATGAGGTTGCGCAGATTAAGCCGACCCTTTGGGGAGAAGTGATTCGTCCGGCACTGGCTGACAGAAAAGGATGGGCCGCTTTCATCGGAACTCCCAAAGGCATCAACCTCTTCTCTCAGTTATACGATCAGGCTTTGAACCTCATGAGCAAAGGTGATCCGGACTGGATCGCGATGCTTTATTCCGTTGAGCAAACTCATGTCATTGACGAAAAGGAGTTGGCAGCGCTCAAGGTAGAAATGTCTGAGAACGAGTACCGGCAAGAGTTTCTCTGCGACTTCTCTGCCGCTCAGGACAATGGTCTTATTCCGATTGACGATATTCGGGCCGCGGCCAATAAGTTCTATCGAGAGAGCGAATACATGGGCGCTCCGCTCATTTATGGCATTGACGTTGCCCGCTTCGGATCCGATGCCTCGGTCATCTTTAAGCGCAGAGGACTCGTTGCCTTTGAGCCGATTGTTATCCGGAAGTTTGACAACATGGCATTGGCTGATCGCATTGCGGTAGAAATGGCCAAAGAAAAACCCGAGGCCGTATTCATTGACTCAGGCGCCGGGCAAGGTGTGATCGACAGACTTCGCCAGATGCGGTTTGATGTCGTGGAGGTTCCTTTCGGAGCACAGGCCATCGACAAAGAGCAGTTCGCAAACCGCCGCATGGAGATGTGGTGGCACATGGCCCAATGGATTAAGCAAGGCGGTGCGATTCCTCCGGATCCCGTTCTGCAGGGTGACTTGGGCGCTCCGACTTATGGCTACACACCCAAAGGCCCTAAGATTCTCGAGGCCAAAGACAAACTCAAGGAACGCATCGGACGATCTCCGGACTTAGCAGACGCTTTGGCTCTGACCTTTGCCGCTCCCGTGGCTCCTAAACTTTCCCGAAGTATGGAGCGCGCCATCTACGGCGTGAATGATTCCTACGATCCCCAGGAAGCCTTTGAATCCGAGTATTGGAACTCATAACACCGTCCATAAACCCTGCGCCTGAGCCTAGACAATGGGCTCATGAAAATCATTGACGCGTCCTTAGTTGAAATCATTGACCGTTGCCGTGAGCTTATTGACTCGGCAATGTCGGAGGCAGGCTTGCCTAACCGCAGGGCAGTTCCGGATCGTTCGATCTACCGAATCTTAAGCGAAGGCACAGACTCCTTCGGCCTCATTGTTGAAGACCAAGGTAAGCCCGTCGGGTTTGCTTCTGTCTTTGTCTTTACGCACCAGCACAGCGGCGAAGTCTTCGCACAAAACGATGCGATCTATCTGTCGCCGGAATATCGCAATACTTCAATCGGCGGCCGCTTGGCAGTGCTGGCAGAACGTAAAGCAATCGAGGCAGGCGCCAAGTTTTTCCTATGGGACGTGCCCGAGGATTCTCCTCTGGCTAAGGCACTCGCAAAGAGAGTGCAGGGCAGAAAGCATCTTTTATTTTTTAAGGAACTTTGATCATGGGAATGACTGCAGCAGTTATCGCGGGCACATTAGTGGGTGCCGTGACTTCGGGGTTGAGCGCTTATGAGCAGAAACGTACCGGGGATCGTCAAACATCGGCCGCCAAAGAACAGCTTGCTCAGCAGCAGGCCTTGGCTCAGGAAGAAGATCAGGCCCGCAACAAAGCAAACCGCAAGCAGGCCGATCTTGACGGTCTTTTGGCAGACAACACGATTGACAACGGATTGGGATCCACGCTTCTGACAAACGGCAATGCGGCTCCCCTGAACCCTGGCGCGCTTGGCACCGGTTCCTCTTTACTCGGAGGCTGATCATGGGAGCAGTATCGTCTGTGGTCCACGCTGTGGGCAAGGTGGTCAAACCCGTTGCGAAGGCGGCCGCCAACGTTGTCACTGCGGGAGCCTACAACCACATGCAGAACAAGAAGGATCAGGCTCGAAAGGCTCAGGCTCAAGCCGCACGTCAGCAGGCACAGGCTGAAGAGCAGCAGTCTCAGAACGCCAACATGGCAAACAAAAAGCATGCAAATGTCGGAGACACGGTTGTTGATGACACTCCGGAAGGAATGAGTGAAACGGTTCTGGCAAGTGAAGCGGCGCAGGATGAACGCTTCAAACTGCAGAAGAAACAGCTTATCGGGGGATAGTTATGCCCGCAGACATCAAGCTTATCAATCAGCGCTTCGAGAGCCTCAAACAGGAGCGCAGTTCCTGGGAGGATCTGTGGCGCGATATTCGCGACTACTGTCTTCCGGACTTAGGATGCTTCTCAGGTGAAGATGCAACTCAGGGCTCAAAGCGTTATCGCAAGATCCTCGATGCTGAAGCAATTGACTGCGCGGATGTTTTGGCCGCTGGTTTGCTCGGCGGCGTCTCGTCTCCTTCAAGGCCCTGGCTGCGTCTGACCACAATGGATCCTGACCTCGACAAGAATCCCGCTGTCAAAGAGTGGATGACGAAAGTTCAAGACCTTCTGCTTCTCTACTTCTCAAAGGCCGAATGCTACAACGCGCTTCACCAGAGCTATTTAGAGCTTCCTGTATTTGGTACTGCATGCACGATCGTTAAGCCTCATCCGGAACAGCTCATCTCCCTGCAGAATCTCACAATCGGGGAGTACTGGCTGGCTGAAGATGATTACGGAAAGGTCGATACGATGTATCGGCGCCTTTCTCTCACTGCTAAACAAATGGTCCAGCAATGGGGTTTTGAAGTCGTAAACAATGATGTTCGGCAGGCATTTGAGAAAGATCCCTTTGCCCGCTTCAATGTGATTCACGCGATTGAACCTCGAATTGAACGTAATCCGGATAAACGTGACAACAAGAATATGCCCTGGCAGTCTGTTTATTTTCAGGAAGGAGTGCAGGACAAAGTTCTCTCGGAATCCGGCTTTAGAAACTTTCCGGCACTGTGCCCGCGCTGGATGACCTCCGGCGGTTCGGTTTATGGCCGCGGTCCCGGCGCTAAAGCTTTGAGCGCCCAGAAGTCTTTGCAGAGACTGCACTTGAGACTTGCCGAACTTGTCGACTACGGAACTCGGCCGCCGATTCTCTACCCGTCAACGCTTAAAGATCAGCTGGGTCAGTTCAAGCCTGGCGGCCGTGTGGCAGTCAATCCGCAGGAAGCTCCGATCATCCGCTCTATGTGGGAAGTTCGCACCGATCCGCAGGCAATGCTGGCTCTGATTCAATCGACTCGGCAGGACATTCAGCGCATCTTCTTTGTCAACGTGTTTCAGATGATCGCGGCAACTGCCAATCAAACAGACCGCACCGCGACAGAAGTTCAAGCTCTCGAGCAGGAAAAAGTGATGATGCTCGGGCCTGTGTTGGAGCGCCTGCACACCGAACTTCTTGATCCGCTGGTTACAAATGCCTTCGGCTTCATGGTTGAGTACAACATGCTCCCGGAAGTTCCGGAAGAACTCTACGGCAGGGAACTTTCGATCGAGTATGTCTCGGTTCTGGCAGAGGCACAGAAGAACGCGTCAGCAAACGGCATTGTAAGAACGGCTCAGCAGATCGGGCTACTGGCTCAGATCAATCCCCAGGCTGTGGACAAACTCGATGTGGATGCAACGATCGATCAGCTTGCAGATATGAACGGAGTTCCGCCGTCCTTGATTGTGACAGGACAGAAGGTTGCGCTTATTCGCCAGCAAAGAGCGGAGCAACAGCAGGCACAAATGCAGGCCGCTCAGCTTCAGCAGGCAATGACAAGCCTCAAAGACTTAGGGCAGGCAGCAGACTCTCAGGGTCTGCAGGAAGCGTTCTCGGAAGAGGGCGCGCAGTAAGCGTCCATAAACCTATAGGCCCCTAAATGACAATGACAGACATAGATGATCCGCTTCTCGAAATCGAACAGCGGGAGCTGGCTGAAAAGGCAGAGAAACAAAAACTCAAGGAGCTGGAGATTGCCATCAAGAAAACTCTTGAGACACTCGAAGGCCGAAGGGTCTTTCAATGGATTCTCGACATGACGGCCGTCGACAGCTCGGTCACGTCTCAGGACATGACGCTGATGACAATAGCTTCTGCTAGGCGCGACATAGGTTTGCAAATATTGAATCGACTCAAGGGCATCAATCTCGAGCTGGTTCGCAGAATGGAGAACGAAAAACTAAATGGCTGATACCGCTGAAACCACCGTCAATGAAGCAGGCGCTGCCGCAACTGAAGGCAACGTTCCTCCTGCAGATCCTCCTCCGGCACATCAGGAGGCGACACCTCCGGCACAGCCCGAATCCTCCGCTGAAACTCCTCAACCTAAGGACGAAGAACCTGAAGGCATGGGCGCAGACGAGGAAGAAGGCGAATCTAAAGAGGAAGCCGAAAAGAAGGAAGGCAACGACGTTTTAGGCGCGCCAGAGAAAGGTTACGACGAAACAGGCATTGAACTTCCGGAAGGCATTCAGCTCGATGAAGGAGCGATTGAGGCGTTCAAGAAAGAATGCAAGGACCTGAATCTTTCTCAGGCCGCTTACTCGAAACTGGTCACAAATATGACCTCTGTTTTGGCAAAGCGTGCGGAGGAACAGTCTGCTCAAGTCAAGCAGGCCCTGACTGCTGAAGCCAAGGCTGACCCTCAAATTGGCGGTGCGAACTACGCGGCCAACCTTAAGAGCGCAAGCCGCTTTTACGCAAAGTTCTTTGACGCTGAGACTCGCCAGTTCTTCGAGTCTGTCGGCCTCAATCGTCATGCAGGATTCATTAAAGGGTGCCTTGCCGCTCAGCAGGCACTCAGCGATGATGCCGTCGTAAAGGGCGGCAGGTCGGGTGAACTCTCAACAGCCGAGCGCGCCCGGGCTTTTTTCCCTAACTCAAAGATGAACTAATTTTTAGGAGTAATTACGATGGCTGCTGAATATCCAACACTGGTTGACCTCGCATCGAGACTTGACCCGAAAGGTGAGATTATTCCGATCGCTGAAGTCTTGTCTAAACGAGACCCGATTCTCAAACTCCTCCAATGGAAAGAATGCAACAAGACCGATGGCTACCTTCATGCCATCCGCACTGGCATCCCTGAACCGACCTGGCGCCGCCTTTATCAGGGCGTTCAGCCGCAGAAATCCACGACTGCTCAGGTCACCGATACCTGCGGAAACGTTGAAATGTATGCTGAAGTCGATAAGGACCTGGCTGACGTAAACGGCAACACAGCCGCCTGGCGCCTGTCTGAACAGAAGCCGTTCTTTGCAGGTATGGGCAACGATATGGCCAAGACAATGTTCTATGGTGACATCGATGTTGAACCGGACAAGTTCATGGGCCTTTCCGCTCGTTATAACGACACGAGCTCCACAACTCCGTCCTCTCGCAATGTCATTAAGGCTGTGAGTACCGGAGCTACGACCAAGAAAGTCACTTCGATCTTCATTGTGTCGATGGATCAGTTCTTCGGCATTTATCCGAAGGGCTCCAAGATCGGTTTACAGCACACTGACAAGGGCCAGTGCACTCACATGAACTCTGACGGCTCCATGTATGAAGTCTATCGCGACCACTACAAGTGGCAGGCAGGTGCCGCGCTTAACGACTGGCGCGGTGTGGTTCGTGTCTGCAACATCCCGATCTCCGACGGAGCAGTCGACATGGGTTCCGAAGATCTGATCAAGAAACTGATCGTTGCGAAGAACCGCATCCCGTCTGATCTGCGCACGAACCTCCACCTCTTCTGTGCTGAAGAAGTGCACACAGCTCTTGAACTTGCCGCTTACGCAAAGAGCACGAATGTTCTCAAAGTTGTTGAAGCTGCTGAACAGTTCAAGACCATGTTCTTCGATATTCCGATCGAAGTGTCTGATTCCATCAGCCTCACTGAAGATCTTGTTTCGTAATAGGAGAAAAAGATGAGATTCGATTCCAAGCTTATGTTCAGTGACGGCCAGTCCATCTCCGGGACTTCCGGAACTTCCACAAATACTCTTGACCTGAACAAGGCCGGAGTTTCTGAAGGTGAACTCTACGTCATCCTGAGTGTTTCCGGATCTGCATTGCCGACATCTATTGAGGTTCTCGGCGGATCTGCCAGCACCTCTGTGACTGATACCGTTGCAGCGGCCTACGGTACAGATACAGCAATCAAACTGCCGCAAGGCTGTCCGCGTTATCTCAAGCTGTCCTTTACCGGCACAGCAATGAGCTGCAAGGTGACAGCAGGTATTTCCCTTTGCGCCTCCTCTCCGAAGGGCAAGCGCATCGGCGACTATGCAGCCGAGTAAACAGGATTATTCCTAGCGAGCATTTTGGGGGCCTTGTGCCCCCTCTTTTTTAGGAGCAAACATGTCTTCAGTTGTCGACATCTGCAATATCGCTCTCTCGAGGCTCGGGGACAGAGCGACAGTAACTTCTATCGATCCGCCTGAAGGAAGCGCTCAGGCCGATCATTGCAGGCGCTTTTATCCCATTGCCTTAAAAACTATCCTTGCCACCTATAACTGGAGCTTTGCTACCACGCGCAAAGAGCTAGCCAGATTAACTGCGGAACCTATCGGAGGCGGCTATGCGTTCCCGATTCCTGCGGACTGCGTCAAGATCATCTATGCCTATCCGGTTGACGAAAATGGAAACGCAACTCGACAGACTCTTCATTACGTCCGAGAGCTGATCAACGGACAAGTCTGTTTGGTGGCAGAGCAGAAGCGTATATGGATTAGGTATATCACCACGGAGGTTAAGCCTGAAAAGTTCTCTGATGTATTTTCTGACGCCTTGGCTTTTCTCCTTGCCTCTAATCTTGCGGGCACTGTTGTTCCGGGGATGACGGGTGTGCAGATGGCGGCTGAGATGATGCGGTTTTACGAAGATAGACTGTTAAAAGCACAGGCTCAGGATGCAGTTCAGGACAGAGATCATCTGAGCTATAAGCCTGACTTTATCGGTGACTACGGTGACTGGGGGAGGGACGGACATGAGTGGCTCAACTAAAGTCCTTCAGCGCTCTTTTGCCGGCGGTGAAATTTCTCCGGAAATGTTTGGGCGAACAGACGATACAAAGTATCAGACAGGCCTTGAGACGTGCCTGAATTTTCTCTGCCGTCCCCAGGGCCCGATTGAAAACAGACCCGGCTTTGAGTTTGTGCGTGAGGTCAAAGACTCAAGCAAGAAGGTGCGGCTGATTCCGTTTATCTTTAACGCTCAGCAAACCTTCGTCATCGAGCTGGGGCACAAATACGCCAGATTCCATTCCTTCGGCGCAACGTTGATGAACGGCAATCAGCCATACGAAATCACAACGCCATGGGATGAAGATGATCTCTTTGAACTTGAGTATGTGCAGTCAAATGACATCATCACCGTGACGCATGAGGATTACGCTCCGACGGAGATCCGGAGGTATTCCAACACCGATTGGCGACTGGCGACGATCAGCTTCTCTTCAACTTTGGCCACGCCCACAAACGTGACCGCTGTCAGAGAAACGACTACGGGCAACGAGGATAAGAACGCCGACAAGTACACGTTCCAATATAAAGTCTCCTGCCTCAATGCTGATAAGACAATCGAAAGCGAACCGAGTGCAGCAGTCTCTTGTACCGCCAACCTCTATGCCACAGGTACGACAATCAAAATCTCATGCTCGGCCGTGTCCGGAGCAAGTTACTACCGCTTCTACAAGAATCAAGGCGGCATCTATGGTTACCTAGGAGACTCGGAAACCACGTCCATCATTGATGACAACATTGCTCCGAAGACGGACATCACGCCTCGCCGATATGACTCAGTTGTCTCTTCTGGAAATTATCCGAGCGCTGTAGGTTACTTTGAACAGCGCCGATGGTTTGCAGGTTTTAAGACTGATCCTCAGCGTGTGGTTGCTACTCGTTCCGGCACAGAGAGCGATATGACTTACTCCCTGCCGTCTAAAGACGATGACCGCATCAACTTTAGAATTGCGGCTACAGAGTTCAATAAGATTCTGCACATTTCTCCGCTGTCTCACCTGATCCTTCTGACAACGGGCTCCGAGATACGAATCAGTCCCCAGAACTCAGATGCGATTACTCCGTCTTCAATTTCTGCTCGACCTCAGAGCTACAACGGAGCCACGACAGTCAGGCCGCTCGTTTACAACAACAATCTGATTTTTGCTTCCGCCCGTGACGGCCATGTCCGAGAACTCGCCTATCAGTATCAAGCAGGCGGTTTTGTGTCCGGAGATCTGTGCCTGAGAAGTCAGCACCTCTTTGACTTCAAGACGATCAAGGACGCCACGGCACAGAAGGCTCCGTACCCCATCATGTGGTTTGTCTCCTCCGACGGAAACTTGCTCGGCCTCACGTATATTCCTGAACAACAGGTCGGCTCCTGGCACCGTCACAACACAGACGGAGTTTTTGAATCCTGCTGCGCTGTTTCAGAAGGCGTGGAAGATGCCCTTTACTGCGTGATCAGAAGGACAATCAACGGAAGCCAGAAGCGCTATGTTGAGCGTATGAGAACACGAAACTTCAAGAATTTGGCTGATGCCTTCTTTGTCGATTCCGGCGCGACCTACAACGGGACGCCTACGACCACGATCTCCGGAATTGATTGGCTCGAGGGAAAGACAGTTTCTATTTTGGCCGACGGTGCTGTCCAGCCTCAGCAGAAGGTTGTAAATGGCAAGGTCACTCTCAACCATGAAGCATCGGTGGTTCAAGTCGGTCTTCCGTATCAGTCGGATGTGAAAACACTTCCGGTCATCCTCCAGGATCAGTCCGGAGGTATGGGCAGGGTTAAGAACGTCTATAAGATCACAGTTCGGGTTAATAGAAGTTCCGGAATCTTCGCAGGCCCCAGCTTCGATAAGAATGACCTTGTTGAATACAAGCAGAGAACGATCGAGCCCTGCGGATCTCCTCCCGCGCTCAAGTCGGATGAAATTGATCTTCAGCTTTATTCAACATGGACTCGAGGCGGTCAGGTGTGTTTGAGACAGCTCGATCCCCTGCCGGTCACAATGCTGGCCCTGACCTGTGATCTATCAGCTTAACGTCCATAAACGTTAAAGCTTCGCCGTTACCTTAGAGAAAAATTGAGGTAACGGCTCATGGGTAAGTACGATCAATATGCTGGCGAGGATCTTGACGTTCCTCTGTACGAGGGACAAGGCTCCTCGTCAAGTTTTTCTAAGATAACTTCAGACGCGGCAAACGGTCTGGGCAGTTTCGGCCTAGGCTTTTCAATGGGACACAATGCGGTCAACGGCATTGTTGCTCCCATCCTTGCCTTCCGCCAGGCAAAGCAGCAGAAGCAGCTCTACAAGATTCAAGGCGAGATTTCGAAACTGCAGGCGCAGTCTTTCCGGACAGCGGCCGAAGATGTTTTAAAGAGAGCTCAGCAGAAAGTTGCCGCGGTTACTTTTCGTGCCGGACAAACAAAGGCCACTACTCGAGTGGCACAGGCGGCAAGCGGTGTTGCTCTCGGAACCGGAAATACGGCAGAAGTGATGGCTTCTTACGACATTGCCAAAGAGATGCAGGTCAATCAAATCCTTGCAAACGCCGTTGCTGAATCCTTTGGCTATCGGCGCAGGGCGGTCAATTACTCAAACAATGCGATCGCTCTCAATGCCCAGGCCAAGAACATCTCTCCCTGGGCGTCTGCTGTCGCCACTGGCATGAGCATTCTCATGAATCCGAACGGAGCAAAAGGCAATCCGCTGGATCCCAACTCCGGATCAACTGGATCCGGTTATCTCGATAACGTCGTAAGCATCGGCAAGTTGTTTACGAGCGGCGCCGGCGGCATGAGCGGCGGAGCAGGAGTCTAAACATGGGAACAATGAAACTTCCTTCTGTTGATAATCCCTACGGCGTCCCGGTTGCGATCTCTCAGCCGGGCGGAATGCAATCTGAAATCATCACTGCGCCAGAGAGTCCGGTGTCGGTTCGACACGCTGGCGAGGCAATGAATAAACTCTCCGGAGATCTCAAGGATGCATACGACAAATGGCAGCTGGAAATTGATAAGACGCGCCTGGATGACTTATCGACTCAGCTTGAACATGCACGCATAGACCTCAGAGTTAATCCGGAGAACGGATACGAAAGACTCAAAGGCGTCAATGCCCTTGAACGACCTGATGGCAGAAGCCTAAATGATGAAGTCAGTGATGCCTTCAAACAGCGTTATGAGAAGCTGAGGGAGCAGGCTGGAAACGCTCGAGTCCGCAGCGCCTTTGATCGACTTTATCAGGCCTCAAGCTTGAAGCTCAATGATCAGGTCAACACCTATGTCACGAGTCAACAGCTCGAATACAAAGACGCAGTTCTTAAAAATCAGCTTGGCCTGGCCCTTAACCAGGCGGCTGACGCCGATCCGGAAACAGCAAAGTCCGGACTTGTTGCGGCTCGTTCTATTGCTCAGCAGATCGGGGACTTTCACGGCACGCCTGTCGACATGATCAAGGTGCTCGGGCCGATCCATGAACTTCGCGTGAGCAACATGATCGATGCGGGCCAGCTCGCTAAAGCGAAAGCCTACATCTCTCAGCACAAGGCTGAGATGGGGCCGAAGGCGGGCCTCAGATTAAAGTCAGCGATGCAGATGGCTTCCGACCGTGCGACCGTCAACCGTTACACGGACGAAATCCTCAAAAAGGACAACGGCAAAGCCAGGGAGCTTTTAGACAACATCAATGCAGTCCCTGAGAAGTATCGTGCCGCTGTCAAAAACAAGGTTTATGGAGCCAAAAGAGAGCAGGAAGCCCTTGAGAAGGCGACGAACTACGACAACCTCAATCAGGCTTTTCAGTTTGTAGACAATGGCGAAGAGGTGCCCGCCTCCCTCATGTCGACTATCAAGACGAACGACCGCGTCGGATACGAGAAGATCCAGCGCGCAATCGATCATCAGAAGTTTCCCTGCACTGAGGATGATCCTGCCGTCCTGGGGAACCTTGAAGAGTTGGCGGAACGAGATCCGGAAGAGTTTGCACAGACTAACTTTGATCAGTACCGTGGTTACCTCACAAAGCAGACCATCAAGGCTTTGAAGTACAACGTCGAGAAGCTCGACGATCAGCAGTACAAAGCTTTCATGGCCAAGGTTACTCAGCGTTGCAATGACGAGAAATTCAACGCTAAGAAGACGAAGAGTGCCAAACTCAATGCCCAATCTCTCTATGAGGCAAGAAGCAAGCAGGCCGATAAAAACGTTTTGAGTAATGAAACTTTGAACGCGATGGTCAACACAGTGTTTGAGGGACAAAAGCCAGGGTTCTTCTTCGGTTACAACGATGTTTCGGGTGCTGACTTCAGACAGGAGAAGAAGTTGGAATGGGAAGCGCTGCCTCAGGCCGGATTCCGGACGAAAAGAACGGAAGCAGACCGATTAAATGAAGCGAACAAAATCCGAGTTCAAGAACTCAACCTTCCTCCTCTACAGAAACTCACTAAACGACAGTCGCAGATTATTGAAGCAAAGCTTGCGGGGATTCCTTTACCCACAGAACTAATGAATAGGGCTTACGCAGAGGCCAAGAGACAAGCTAAGAACGACCCCAAAAATCCTGCCGTCAAAAAGAAAGCCGTCAACCTCATTGCCATGCACATGGTGTTTGGAGAAAAGTAAATGCCGAATTCTTTCATCACAGACGAACAAGCAATTGAAACTCCGGACGGCTCTATGGAAGTTCCGGGAGAGCCGACAACTCAGTCCGTGGTTGCTCAGGAACCTACCGAAGGGCCGACAGTAGAGGCCGTGAATCTGGTTCCAGTTCCTCCCGCCCAGCCGTTCAACCCTTACGAGATTATCGAGCGCGACGCGTATTCTGCTTCCCAATTTGTTCTCGGAAAGGATCCGGGGCGCACAGCGGAAGTCTTGGATATTTCCCGCCAGCTCGGAATTTCTCCGACAGAAGTGGATTCTGATTTTGAAGGATCGAAATACCGCCTTGAGAAACTTCGCACGGCCAACACCTTGAAGCAATCCCCCGGACTTTCTGACTACATAACGAATAATCCAGATAAAGCTCCTGTTCTGAAAAACGACCTTAAGCCGTTGACCAAGACGGACATTCTTCTCAACGAGCTTGCGGAAAAGATGGCCGCACGCAATCCTGCAGAGCCTCCGAAATCTTTGACCTATGCGGATGAAGAAACCGAGTGGAAGCGGGAGGATGAAGACTATGAGCCCGAGGTCAAAACTCTTGACGGATGGAGAGCTGGATATTTGTCCGGAGAACTGCAGAACGAGCAGGGCCGGATGTATGAATATCTGCGTTTAGGCAAGATTACGAAGGACGCCGCTTTTGAAAAGCGTTCCAAGGAAATCGATGACACGCTGGCCGCACTGGACGAAAAGTTCAAGGATTCCTGGCTGTCCTATCCGACCATGAAAACGATCGGGCAGATGCTCACGGTCAGCGGAGACACGGCCGCCAAGGGTGCTGCTCTCGGTATGGGAGCAGGCGCCTTGGGTTTGGGAGCCCTTGCATTAGCGGGCGCACCTGTTGCCGTCCCTGCTTCCCTTGGAGCACTGGGCCTCATGACAATGAGCGGCGCTGTCATGGAAACCTCAAAGGAAGTTGAAGGCGGTCTTGCTTACAAGGATATGCGGGAGGCGGGCATTGATGATGACGTTGCCCGAAGATTGTCCGGAACGGTTGGCTTTGTTAATGGCTCCTTGGAAGCCATCGGTGATGCCGTGCTCACGAAATTCGGAGGAAAGCTCCTAGGAATTACTGGCTTTAAGCAGATGTTCGGCCAAAAGGTCAAAGAAAAAACCATCGAAGCGCTCAAAAAGCCGACGTTCAGAGCCGCGGCGGTTGATGTGGCCAAGGCTTTCACAACAGGCCTTGCAACCGAAGTAGGTGTTGAAGAGCTTCAGGAAATTTCAAACATTGTTGCTGAAGAGGCCGCCAAGAAACTCACAAAAGATGTGCAGTTTGATTCCATTACTCCGGATGAAGTGATGGATAGATTGGCCGACATCGGGATTGAGACGATTAAAGGTGTTTGGGCACTGGGTCTTGCTGGCGGTGCAGTAGGTATGACGCGCCACATCTCTAAGATCAAAACCGCCCAAAGGAATCAGGAATTCTTCGAGAACCTTAATCAGATTGCTCCGGAAATAACTGCCCGAGAGACTGCACCCGGAGTTGTCTCCGAGGCCGTTCAGAACCAGGCAGAGAGCGCAGGCAAACCCACGATTTACGTAGATGGGGAAATGTTTGCGCAGACAATGCAAGAGAAAAATGTTCGTCTGGAAGACCTGAAGAAGATCAATCCTGAGCTAGGAAATGCTATTCAAAAAGCCGTGGCTTCGGGCGGAGACGTTGAAATCTCTACCGGAGACTACGCCGCCCATATTGCCGGAACTCCTTTCGGAGAAGCTTTGACTCAGCACCTCAGATTCAATCCGGACGAACTCAGTGCCTACGAAGCGAAAAAGGCACGCAAACTTGTCTCTGACTGGGTTGGCCAGAATGATTGGGATCTTTCAACTGAAGAGGGCAGGGATGCGGCAACAAAGGAAATCAACCAAGCTGTAAACCAAGTTCAGAAGTCTAAGTATGCGCAGGCCTTCGAAGATCTGACTAAGAGCATGACTCAAAGCCTTATGATAAGCGGGATCAACGGTTACAGAGAGGAAAGAATCGCAAGGCAATATGCTCGGCTGCAGGCGGCCAGTATTGTGCGTCTGGCCAAAGATGCCAATATTGCTCCGGAACGCATTGCGGAATTTGCGCCGAAGATCGCAGTCTCAGGAAGCATTGAACAAACAGAGTTGGTTCAGAACGGAGGCAGACGGAAAGATAATGCAGCAGTTTCCGCTCCAGAAAAAACGGCGGAACAAAAACTGAAAGAGGACAGTGATACTTGGGGAAAGCTTGTTGATGGATTAAAAGAAAAACCCACTCAGAACGTGGTGATGCTCAAGCAAACTCCGCTTGTAATGAAATTGATTGGGGCAAAGTTCTTAACGCTTCGGGCTACCCCTCACATGTTTGATGGTGCCCTGCCAGGAGCAAAAAAATCTAGTCCTTCTCACCATGTTCATCCCGAGATTTCAAAACGAGTTTTGAAGCAAATCCCAGAAGCGCTGACAGATCCGATTGCAATTTTCAGAGATGATCGGAGAGAAAATACCTATCTCTTCATGCTTGACCTAAAGGCCGAAAATAATCAAAACGTTGTTGTCGCGGTTAAATTTAATGGCCCCGGAAGGCATGCTGAAATCAATTTGGCAAAAACCTCTTGGGGCCCTGAAAATACGCTGTACTTTCCGTTGCAGGAGCAAAACAACGCTTTGGTTTACGCTAATAGCCAAAAAATAAGTCGTTGGAACAAGAGCTCCGGCATCTATAGCCTTCGGGGTTCCAACGACTCAGGTGTTAGTGTAAAGACCGAGGCAGACCTAGTCAAGCTTCGGGAGCTGTTCCCTGGTTATTACCAAACCGAAAAGATCGAACCGCGGTCCATCAATGTTCCTGCGACTGAAGTTTTTGCCAAGCTTGGCTTGGAACTTCCGGAAGGATTTAAGCCGACCAACGTCACTTTGATCAGCACAAGACCCGTCACAGAACGCTCGAATATTGAAGAGTTTTCCGGAGCGGTATTGCCGGAGAACGCTCCGAAAGAACTTGTTGACGCTTTGGAAGAAAAGGGCATCCGTGTAGAACTTAGCAGTAACCGCAAGACTGTGAGGGCTAAGGCCGTCTCTCAACTGTCCCAAAAGATTCAGGACTCTCTTGTTTACTTCCAGAACGGAACAAACGAGCGCGGCGGCTACAGCCCTAAACAAAATACAATCCACCTGACTCCGAATGCTGACTTGTCTACCTTTGCCCATGAAATGAGCCACTGGTATCTTGAGAACCTGATGCAGCTGGCAGGCGAGGCGGGTGTCTCCGGACTAATCAAACAAGATGCAGAAACGCTTTTGAAAGACTTCGGCCTCAAGTCGCTGGATGAATGGAAGAACCTCAGCATCGAAGAGAAGAGAAAGTTTCACGAACGCTTTGCCTATCAGACCGAAATCTATTTGGCCGCAGGAAAGCCCCACAATCCTAAGCTGATCACTGTTTTCAAGAATCTCGGTAAATGGATCAGAGACGTTTATCGAGCATGGACGGGCGGAGTGGCGGAACAAAGAGCGGCTCAGTACAAATCTGAGTTTGGAGAGGAACTTCCCCAGCTCTCTGAGGAAGTTCAGCGCGTAATGGATCGAATGCTCAATGCAGAAGCTGACCTCTACCAGGCCGAAGTTTCTGAATCTATGCGCCCGCTCTTTGATGAAAAGCCCAAAGACATGAGCGAGGAAGATTGGATCGCCATGCAGAAGGCGCACGATGAGGCGCTGGCCGATGGCGAAGCTCTGTTAAATGAAGCAAAAGCGAAGGACGAGAAGTGGTACTCGAATGCCAGAGCCAAGACTTTGCGGATGATTCAGCGCAAAGCCAAAGAAATCCGCGACAAGGTTAAAGAAGGCGTTACGGCGGAGATCGAGGCTGAAGCCGGAACTCGTGCCTATGAACTCATCAAAAAGAGCAATCAGATCTTTTGTATTGACTGGAGGTTTGATCAAAAAGCCTTACTTGCAACAAATTTGAGCTACGAAACAATAGAGAAACTAGAATCTTTAGGTCTCGCAATAAGTGGCGGAATGGCGCCCTCAGAAGTCTTGGAGCTTATGAGAGGTCAGGGAATTGTTTTCTCAACAGTCCAAGACATGGCGCAGGGACTTTTTGACGGAGCCAGAAAAGACGAGCGCATCGAAGAAGAAACAACTCGCAGATGCATTGAGAAGTATTCCGAAAACTTTACTCAGGCAGGCATTGATGCTCAGATTACCGAGGCCCTGCAGAACGAAGCCCGAGCAAGGTTTGTTGCAACGGAGTTTAAGTACTTGGCAGGAAGCCCTGCAGGAATCAGCCAGAGGATGATCAATGAAGCGGCCAAACGTTCTGCAGAATTGATGCTGGCCAACATGCCCGTTTACAACGTCAATCCCCGGAACTTTGTGGCTATGCAGGCAAGGGCCTCCAGAAAGGCTTATGAAGCATTAGCCAGCGGAGACAAGGGCAGGGGCGCCGCATACAAGAGACAGCAGTTGATGTATCTGCAGGCGGCGCTTCAGGCATTGGATGTCGACAAGCAAGTAGATCGCTTTGAACGCATCCGGAAAAAGACCTTCTCTGCAGATAAGAAACTTGCTAAGACTTATGACCTTGATGTCCTTAATGTACTTCGCGCTGTCTTCAACATTGAAGGACTCGGGAGAACAAAACCCGAAGATGTAGACCTTCTAGCGGTAGAGAAGAGCATCAACGCTTTTAAAGACATGGCGCCTCCCGTGTATGAGATGCTGTCCGGAGTATTCAGTCGATACAAAGGCATTAACGGGGGACAAGGCTACAGCAATCTGACTTATGGCGACTTTCAGTCTTTGGCGGAAGACGTGAGTATGCTCTTTGCTATGTCTCGTCAGTGGAAAGAAACTACTCGTGAGGCAAAAGCAGAAGCTCGGGAACAGGCGGCTAAGGAACTCATAGCTCAAATGAACACGCAGAATCTGACGTATCACTCTGTAGGACAAACAGAAGCGACTACGCCCTTCGAGAAGTTCAGACAAGACGGGCTCTTGAGCCTCGGATCTTCGCTTGTTCGTGTTGAGTCCTGGTGCAACAAAATGGATACAGGCAACCCCAACCATCCGTTCAGATCACACATCTATGATCCGATCGCACAGGCAACAGCCAAGTTCCGCAACCGCAACAGCGAACTTCAGCAAAAGCTTGCAGAACTGATTAAGCCGCTGCAGAAAGATTGGTTGTCTCGAACGGATATTCACGCTCCGACCCTCAACTACACGTTTAGGACAAAAGCCGAGCTTATCGGCGCTCTTCTTCACACCGGCAATGAATCGAACAAAGAGAAGCTCTTGCTCGGTGGTCGCGGAGAAGGAAACGCTTGGGCCGAGATGGTTGAAGATCAGGAAGGAAATACCAAATTGGATACGAAGCGCTGGGATCAATTCATTGCCCAGTGTTATGCCGACGGCACAATCACAAAAGCGGACATGGATTTCGTACAGCAGGTATGGGATCTTTTGGAGTCGACCAAGGAGGATGCTCAGAAGGCCTACAAAGATCTTTACGGCTACACCTTCAAAGAGATTGAAGCCTCTCCGATTCAAACTCCGTGGGGAGAATATCGAGGCGGTTATGTTCCGGCAACAACGGACAAATATCTTGTGGCTGACAAGGCCACGTTTGATGAAATTGATCGAATTACGGAACAAGATTATCTGAGCGCGATGCCGGTATCCCAGCCGGGATTCACGAAGTCTCGAGCTTCCGGGTATCACGAACCTTTGAGTTTTGATGTTGCGATTATTTCTAATCACATTTCCTCGGTTCTGAAATTCTGTTACATCGCACCGGTAGCGCAGGATGTTGGCAAATTGCTTCTTAACAAAGACTTGTCCGAGAAGCTTAATGCACAGGATCCGACAACTTTGAGAGATATGCTGAGACCGTGGCTCAAGCGTTCCTACTCTCAGCAGGTCAGTGATGGAAGGAGCGGCTGGATCAGCAAAAAACTTAATGAACTCAGAGGTATCGCAGGCATCAACATCATGATGGGCCACATCGTGAACGCTCTGCAGCAGTTTACAGGGTTCTCAATTGCGCTCACCAAGGTTTCCGGACGAAATCTCATTGATGCTGCCGGTGTCTTTGCCCGTGATCCGAGAAAGGTAACGGAGCAGATCACTCAGCTTTCTCCGTTCATGATGTCTCGTCTCAATGACCGAGCAATGGAGTTTCAGTCTCAGGTCTATAAGATTTCCTCCACTCAGGACAATCGCGTTATGAAGCAAAAGGGAATCTTCAATAAGACGGTAGCTGCTAAGGCTAAATACATTCAGCCGGTCCATGACTTCCTGATGCGGAAAGGATACTTCCTGCAGTCTTTCTGTCAGATTCCGATTGATGCGATCACTTGGGTCGGAGCTTACAACCAGGCGCTGCAGAAAGGACGGACTACAGAGGAAGCGGTCCTGGATGCAGATTCGGTGATTCGCACTACGATGTCCGACTTCTCTCCGGAAAACGTTGCTAATGTCGAAACAGGAAATGCTTTGTACCGCTCCTTCCTTGTTTTCTACAACTACTTCAATATGCAGTTCAATCTTCTCAATGAGCGCTTCCACGCTGACAGCATGGAGAAGAAACTGATTAAGCGTTACGGCATGTATGCTCGAGACGCTCTATTGATTGTGACGATTCCTTCCGTTGTTGCGAAATTCATTGAGGCGGTGGTCTTCGGAGATCCGGATACAGGAGATGATGACGAATTCGGCATGGACGACATGCTGAGAATGTTGGCCTCGGAATCCTTTAAGAACGCGGTGGCCATGGCTCCTATTGCCGGACAATTTATTAACACTGCCGGCGCCAGCTTAGCCAAAGATCAAAAAGGAGGCGCAGTTTCGGATGTTGCGAAATTCATCTGGGGGACCGATCCTTATGTTGGCAGGATTATGACCGCTCCGGCTTATGGCCTTATCGAAGGAAGCGGCAAGGCGATTCAACAAACCGTTGAGATTCTTAACGATGAGGATGTGAATGCCCGTTCCTATACCCGCAATATGCTCGACCTTCTCTCTGTGGTAACGGGTCTGCCGCTTGGTTTCCTCAAGAAACCGCTGGGCTACATGGCAGGAGTTGAGGCAGGAGACATCCAGCCCGCAGACGCCGGTGAATTCGTTCAAGGAATTCTCTCCGGAAAGGCAAAGAAGGACTAGAACCCGTCCATAAACCTCCTTGCTGTCAAATGAAAATTGATGGTAAGGAGATCGCTAATGTCAATTTCACAAGAACTTCGGAGAGCCGGTCCTTATATCAGCGACGGCTCGACAAAGGCCTTCACATTCAGCTTTAAAGTGATGAAGGGATCCGACTTGTCCGTTGTCGTTGCTGACAATAAGGATACCTCGGTCTCGGAAACTCTTGCCTCTACAAACTACACGGTTACACTCAACGATAATCAGGAAAACTCTCCCGGAGGCACCGTCACTTTAAACAATGCGCTTCCGTCCGGGAAAGCGCTGGCGATCCTCTCGAATGCGCCTTTCCTTCAAGAAAAGGTCTTTACCAATGCCGGGGGCTTCTATCCGGAAGTTCTAAATGACGCTCTCGACACTCTGACTATTTACTGCCAGCAATTGAAGGAAGCCCTCGGACGATGCCTGATTGTTCCAAGCACATCGGAGCACACACCGCAGGAAGTATTGGCAGAAGTCCTTGAGATCGCTTCCACTGCCAATGATTACGCGCAGCAGGCACAAGCCATCTATGACACAGTCAAAGGTGATATTGCGGAGATCAAAGCGCTAAAGGACGAGATTGATGACCTAGTCCTTACCTTCCAAACGATCGAGCAACTTGCGGCCCAGGCGCAGGCCAACGCGCATTCTACGAATGACGACAAGCTGACATGCCAACAGGCCCTCCAGCAGATTCAAGCGATAGCGGCGCAAACCGGATTCTCTACCCGGACAAGCCCGACGGTATCCGAGTCGGAGACTTTTCCGCTTTCTAATTTGACGCCCTCCGCCTATGTAAAGGTGGGAGACCTGGTACTTAATTCGACCAACGGTGACTTGTTCCGGATTACCGCAGTAACGGCAACGACAGTGACGGTCGGCGCAAAGATTTCAAATCTTCGCGGCCCCCGCGGTGAGCGCGGTTTGCAGGGCAGTCCGGGACCCGCGGGCGAGCGCGGTGAAGCGGGGCCTATGGGCCAAAGCCCTTATGCGACTTGCTTCGGGCAGTTCCAAGTAAACGGAGAGGGAATGCTTCAGCTCGAATACGTGGGTCTTGCGCCTGCTGAATTTTCAATCAACGATAACGGGGAGGTAGAAGCTACCTATGCCAACACTTAATATCGGAAAGGTGCGTTACACGTGGAAAGGCACGTATAGCGCAACGACCGCATACAACATTCTTGACCGAGTGAAGGACGTCGACGGTTATGTCTATGAAGCGATTAAAGCCGCACCCGCAGGAACAGAACTTACTAACGAAAACTATTGGATAAAACTTTCAGTTCAAGGCCCGAGGGGTGATAAAGGGGAGACGGGTAATGACGGGCCAAAGGGCGATACGGGTTCAGCTCCGACGGCCATCTTGTACACAGAGCAGAACAACCTGACAGACGCCCAGCGGGCGCAAGCTCGAACAAATATCGGATGGGCCGCAGCGTTCGCCGCGTCTTTTGCTTCGGCGATAGCGGCTTGGGTTTCCTCCTCTTTAGGCGCGGCCATTGAAGCGTACCTCGTACCGATTCTGAAAGAACTCTGTCTAGACAACGGCGCCACTCAAGCCGAAATCGACGCTTTAGAAAACGAATCTGATTCATAAGGAGTAAACACAATGGCATATATCGGAGAAACTATCGAGCTGATGTGCTCGGATGACTATAAAGATCGGATGTTGGCTGAATACCAACAGCTCGTAATCCGGAAGGATGCGCTAGAAAACCTGCTGATCAAATGGGAAAAGGGAGAACTCAATTTCACTCCCAAATGTCCGAAGGAAATGCTTGTAAAGCAGTTTGAACTCATGGAAGAGTATGCGGAGGTTCTGCGGCAAAGAGGCGCTATTGAAGGTGTAGATCTGTATTTAGGGGAATGAGCATGACAACTCTTGCAGAGATTAAGCAGCAGTACCTATCCAAGGCGTTATCCAAACCCGTGGCGAAGTACGGCGTGAAGATGGGCAACGGCAGAATCACGTCCTTGTCGGACATTCAAGGGTTCCATGTCGAGCCGTGCTCCGTGGAGCTTATCGCACTGGTTGATAAGAAGTACGTTAAAGGCGATAAAGTCGCAGAGGAAATTCCGATTGAGCCGCTCAACCGCCCTGAGGGTTTCCAGTATGGCTATGACCTCTACACATTCACAACGCCCGACCTGAAAGCTGACAACCTGAAGGTAAAAGTGTTGGAAAAACCGTTGATCGGTAAAGCTAAAGTCAAGTTCAAGGCGGGGCAGCAGTTTGCGGTCAAATCTCAGTTGATCACCGACGAACTGTATCAGAGTGCTGATGGAAAATATTACACACAGGCAGACCTTCCGGAAAACTCCGACGCATTCTGCAAAGAGCGCTACAGCAACGAGATCAAGGCGGAGCGTAACGCCCGTATCAGTGACACAGACGATTACGTGAAGTTGCCTGACATCACCGTGGCGCGGTCAGCAGGAGCCAAACATTCTGCTCTGGAAGACGAAGACAGAACGGCCTTAGAAACATACAGACAGGCTTTAAGAAACCTGCCTGAGGCGCAGGGTTTCCCGTTCGTAGCTTGGCCTGAGTTTCCCGCGGCTTTGGCTTACGAGCTACAGCAGAAAGTCAATGCAAGACAAACAATGAGACAAGGAGGTTTTTAAATGGCCTTATTGAAATCTTTAATCCAGCGGCTACTCGATAGCAGAACGACAAATGCAGGAGGTGCATTATGCTGAAAAGTTTATTGATCCTCCTGCTGAGCAAGTTCTACAGCAAACAGGAATCCGAGCTTGTAGGACATCAGGCTATGCCGAGTCCGTCCAACACTGTTATCACTCCTTCTATCAAAACAGAATGCACCACTTGGAGTGATGCACACATTGGTATTGCTCCGGCAGACGGTTATTTGTATGTGACAGGTCGCACTACCAACACTGATGGCTTTCTTCAAATAAGTTCCGATACAACTGAAATAGCAGCTACAACGTTTGGAAATACCGATAAAGACATTCGACTGCTTTTTCCTCTCGCAAAGGGTCAAGCAATGAAGGTTACTGCAAAAAGTCTAAAGAGTATTTACTTACGTTTTTCTTCCTCTATCGGGGGGGGGGTATCAAGCTCTTAAGAACGCTCTTCTGCAAGGAGGTGCAATATGCTTAAACAGCTTATCCAGCTCTTTGCGGAGAAGTTCCTTGTCTGCAAGAAGGAATGGGTGGCAGAGCAACCGGCAATTTCTCCGGGCGATTCAATCATACTCTCTGTTACTGCCGACGGAGAAAACCATAACTTCACAATGCCCTGCACAGGGTACGCCAACTTGCGCGGTTATGGTGTTTGGTTTGCCGACATTAACGGGTGCACCCTCATTAACCTCGGGCCTGATGCGAACGGGAATCTCAGCGTCTATCTCTACGCCAAAAAGGGTCAACAGCTTAGATATGCTATGGGGCCTAGTTCCCAATTCTCTACGGCTTATCTCAATATTTACAAGGCCGAAGGCAGTAAGTAATTTGGTTGTGGGAGGTGCGTCATGCTGAAATCAGTTTTAGCGCTCCTCCTCTCCAAGTTCGTGAAACGCTCGGACACGGAGTTCATAGCCGCTCAGCCTATGGCGGGGGATTATGCCAAGAGGATTGATTATTACAACAATTATATTGGCGATATGGTTGTGGCTAACACGGCTCCTCATAACGGCTGGGTTTTCGTGACATGCGGAAACTTCATTAAATCGGCAATGATCAAAAACAATCGCTCAGGTATTTCCGTTCGTTTAGAAAACGGTGAATCGGACAAAAACTATTTACAGTGGCCTCATTTAATACTCCCGTGTGCAAAGGGAGATAGTTGGCAAGTAGTCATCTATACCAAGATTGGCCAAACTGAAGGAACTGTAATCAGGTTTATTCCGTCCATTGGAGGCTAACCACTCCGCCCCTCACTTCGAGGGGCTTTTCGTTAGGTGTGCGCATTGAATCTCGGAGCATAACTACCATAACTAAAAAGAGAGATAAACATGGAAACAGATTTCAGCCTCAGCGAGTTTGCCAGCACGGTAAACCTAATAGTGTTCACGCTCATTGTTATATGCGCGGCGTCCGGCTCTGCTATGCCGTATGTCCGAGCAGAACGGGACTGGAATTTTCCGCGCTGGTTTATTGAGTTTATTACCTCGTGCGCGGCTGGCTTCATTGTCTATCTGATCCTCCGCACCTCGAAACTCTCCTGGGAATGGATAGGAGCGTGCTCAGGAGTTTCTGCATATTTTGGCCTGAAGATCATGAACACTCTTTACGGTGTCGTCACAGGCAAATTAAAACTTACCGTTCACAACAATGGAGCGAACCATGGCAATTAGTATGCGCTCAGTATTTGCAGGGCTGATAAAGCTCGTCCTATTCCTTGCCTTCTACCTAGCTGGGTATTTAACAAACGCTCAGTTGAATCAGTACACAATCGTGTCACAGCAAGACCGCATTAACAGTCTGGAGAACGAAACCGCGCTCCAGCGGCTCCAGATCAATGAGCTCAACCGCAGAGCGACCTCAAACACCGAATCTATAAAACAGCTAACGAAAATTCAGCAAGACCTAGAAACGCTGAAGTCTGAAGTGCAAAGACTGCACGGGATTAAGAAGGAGCCTAAATGAGAATCGAGATAATTAAGTGGGTTGATACTTTTGGATGTCCTCCAGGATGGGAATTTGAGGACGAACTTGAATATAAAGTTACCGAGGTTACCTCTGTGGGCTTTATTAGAAAAGAAACAGATACTGTTGTAGTCCTTGTTCCTCACATAAGCGGTGCGGATCGTAAACAAGTTGCGGGGCACATATGCATACCCCGCAAACAGATACTAAGTAGACAAACTATTTTTTCTTCTGAGACTTACGATCCGGAGCCTGCGTTAAAACAGAACCCGCCAAGCTCTTAGCAGTTTTAGTAGAGGTCTTCTGCTGGAGCACTTTGCCAGCGAGAGACGCAAGTTCCTTAGAGGATTTTTCGTTTTTTGCCATAGTCGTTCCTTTAACAATAAAAGTAACCCATTCAGAGTAACTCAAATTTTGGTGCAATTCAATGACACAAGATATCCTGCTTTACCCACCTGAACTGGCAACTCAATTCATATCGGAGTTTGAGCAGGGGCCCAAAGGGGGACCGGCCCTTGAATCCTACAAATGCCCCGCTGGGGTCTGGACCATCGGGTTCGGACACACCAAAGATGTACATCCTGGAGAGCACATTACGCGAGCTGAGGTATACGACCTCTTGGATAAAGACTTGATTCAGAAACAGGAAGAGCTGGCAGCGCTCGTCCATGTGCCAGTGACTGAGAATCAGTTTATTGCCCTCATGAGTTTCGTTTTCAACTTCGGCATTACGAAGTGCAGACGATACACATTATTCAAAATGATTAACGCCGAGAACGAGGACGGGATTAGGGAATGGTGGCCTAAATATGTCAACCCTGGCTCGAAGTTTGAAGACGGGTTGAGAAGGCGCCGAAACGCAGAACTAGAACTATTTTTCAGAAAATGA